GGAGATTTCCGCCCCAACGCCCGAAGGCGAAGAAGCCGACCTGCAGATTGTCGGCGTAGCGCTCGTCGAGGCGGCGCATCTGGATGTCTTTCACGACGCGCACGTAGTATTTGGAGAAATCGCCGTACAGGATCGAACGCGCGTTCGCAGCCATCACCGCGACCTGGTTGTTGACGGTGTAGGGCTTGCCGAGGATCGTATCCGGCTCGCTTTGGCCCAGGCCCGCCGAGACGCCGGGCTGCCACAACGGGCGGCCGGTCGTGTCGACGAGCTGCTTGAGCATGCGGCGCGTGGACTGGTGGAACATCCAGCGCGCGTTCGGCTGGTAGGATTCGTCGAGCGATTCCTGCAGCAGCACGAGGTCGTTGTAGGTGGCGGTGACGGTCGTGCCCGCCGCACCCGTGCGGCCGACGGTGGAACCCGTGACGACGCCGCGCGGCTGGCCCGTGCCCGTGCCGGTGGTGAACTCTTCGTTCGTGATGCGGCCGAGACGCTCGCCCAGAAGGCGCGTGATCTCGGTTTCGGCCAGGATCGAATCCTGCAGCATCTGGTAGCTCATCAGGATCGAGTCCGACGAGTACATGAACACCGGAATGTTGACCGACGACATGACCAGCGCGGTGTTCGTCAACGCGGCGTTTTCCGCGATGCGACGCCCCTTGTTGTTGCTGTCGTTCAGCGCGGGCACCGGCAGGTCCGAACCGATCGAACTGCGGATCACGCGGGCCACGCCCTGGACGTTGCCGAAGGCCAGCATCGCGATCTCGATTTCCTCGAGGAACGAAGGCGGGACCGAGAAGCCGCCGGCCGAGCCCGTGCCGACGGACTGGTTGGCCTGGATGGTGACGGCGCGCTTGGCCATCAGTTCCTTGCCTTCCGCATCCAGCGCGTCCATGCCGCCCTGGATCCAGCGCGAGAAGGCTTTGCGCTCGCGCGCGTCGTCGTGCTTGACCTGATCGACCGAGCGGCTGGTCTTGGCCGCGCGCTCGTCGACGGCATCCTTGAGGCCGGCTTCGATCTGGAGCGCCTTCTCGTGGCGCTCGATCTGCTCGTCGAGGCGGTCGATGTCGGCGTAGAGCCCATCGACCTGGTTCTTGACCGCCGGCGTCCAAGCGGCGCCGGTGTTGTTGTCGAGGAGGTTGCGCGCCTCCTTGGCCTTCGCGTTGCGGTTTTCGCGCAGCGCCTGAATCGAATTGCTCATTGTTTGGCCCTTTCCTTGACCAATGCCGGCGAAGCGGCCGGCGCGCTTTCCGCGCTGCGGAAACTCAAACGGCCCGCTCGTAGAGACCGAGGCGGGCCAGATAGCGGACGTGCTCCACCGCCAAAGCGGCGAGCGGATCGGCGGAGGGTTCGGGGACCGGCGGCGCAAGCAACGCCGCCGGGGGTTGGGCGTAGGCGGACAGATCCCAGCGCGCCGACGCTTTTTCGCGCTTGGGCGGCACGGCCACGCGATCGGCAAGGCCGTAGGCGACGGCTTCTTCGGCCGAAAACCAGGTTTCGGCTGCCATCTTCGCGCGGATGTCGGCGGCATCCTTGCCGGTGCGCGCGACGTAGTCTGCGACCAGCGTGTCGTCGACCTTGTCGAGCAAAGCCGCTTGGGCGCGATGGTCGTCGGCATTGCCGATCGTGAGGCCCCAAGCGTTGTGGATCATCGCGAAAGCGCCTTCGCCCATCACGATCTCGTCGGCGGCGAGCATGAGGTAGGACGCGGCCGACGCGGCCAGGCCGTCGACATGGGCGACGATCTCGCCGTCGAAATCCTCGAGCGCGTTTTTCATCGCGCGGGCGTCGAACACGTCGCCGCCCGGGGAATTGACGCGCAGGTCGATGCGTTTGGCGCCGAGGCCGCGCACCGACTGGACGAAGGGCGCGGCTTCCACGCCCCAGGGGCCGATGGCGTCGTAGACGTAGAGGACCGCGACGCCGTCCTTGCTTTCCGCGCGGAAACCGGAGCCTTTGCCCCGGTTCGCGTCAAGCATCGCCAGGAGTTTCTGCATTTTCGTCTCCCTTCGGCGCGCCCGCGCGCGACCATGTGAGCAGTTCGTCCGACGACGGCGCTTCGTCGCGCGCGAGGTTGAGTTCGCGCCGGACCTCGTTCTGGCTGATGAAGCCGGGGCCGTTGTTGCCGCCCAGCGCCATCCGGTAGGACTCGAACATCGATTTCGTGTCGCCGCGCATCAGCTCGCGCTCGTCGAAATCGACGAAATGCGCGTCGGTGCCGAAAAGCTTGGCGTTGCACTCGTCCTCGATGGCGGTGAGGTGCGGCGCCAGCGTGTAGCGCACGAACAGGATGCCGAGCTGCTCGATGCCAGAGCCCCACGAGGTTTCGTCGAGCGCCAGCAGGAAGCGCGGCACGCCGAAGATGCGGCCGATGTCTTCGACCGAAAAGCGCCGCGCCTCGAGCAGCTGCGCGTCCTTGGCGTTGATCGCGATGCTGTGGAATTCGCCGCCCTCGGTGAGAACGGCGGGGCCGGCGAAACGCTGCTCGCCGCCGAATTTCTGGCGCCAGTAGGCGCGGATTTCGTCGGCCTGTTTCGCGTCGCGCAGTTTCGACGGGTACTTGATGTAGCCGTTCGGCGTGGCGTCGTTCTGGAAATAGTGCCGCGCGTAGCGGTTGGCTTCGATGCCGACCGCGACCGAATCGGCGTAGGAGCGGATCGGGGTTTTGCACTCGGTTTCGTCCCAGTCGTTGGACCCCGGAATGTGCAGCACGTCGTCTTGATCCGCGGCGATCGAAGCGCCGCCGTCGAGCGTGAGACGGTAGACAAGACGGCCGCCGACCAGCTGGACCGTGGTGCGGCGCCAGGGGATCGGCCAAAGCGCCATCGGCGCACCGCTCTGCCGGCGCTGGATCCACACGATGGCCTGGCCTTCGAGCAGCATTTCGGTGACGACCTGGCGCCAGAAGATCGTGCGCGACATGCGCGGGTTCGGACGCTTGAGCAGCAGATAGGCCGTCGGGTGGGTTTCGTTGCGTTCGCGGTCGCCGTCTTTCTGCAGGCGGTAGGTGTAGGCCGGCAGGCGCGCGACCGCGCCCGCGATCAGCGACACCGACCGAAAGACCGCCGCATGGCGCATCGCCGTTTCGCTCGACACGGCATCGCGCGGCCAGCCGAACGGGCCTTCCGACGCGAACGCGGGATCGCCCCACGCGGCGCGCGGGCGGCCGAACAGCTTGGCGATGAAACCGAACATCCGATCAGACCTCGATGAAACCTTGTTCGACGGTGCCGTCGCCCGGTTTCGCCACGCCTTTGACGCCGAGCGCCATGATGCCGGCGACGATGCCGTCGATGCGCTTGGGCGTGCGGCGGCGGTCGGGCTTGACGGGCTTCACGTTGTCGGCGCCGTCGGCGATGAAGCTCACGCATTGAGCCATCCAGCGCGCGACCGGGTTGCCGCCGTGCGCCAGCGCGCGGCCCAGTACCAGGCGCTCGAATTCCTTGGTGGGGGCCGCCATCGAGGCGAAGCCCTGGCCGAACTGCACCACGTCGATTCCGTCGCCCATCAGCTGCGTGGCCGTCGCGGTCGCGTTCCAGCGGTCGATCGCCAGCTGCACGATGTCGACTTCTTCCACGAGCGGGCGGCCGGCATGGCTTTCGTGCGGCACCTTGCCGGTGATGCAGGCGCGCACCGCGTCGTAGTCGACGACGTCGCCCGGCGTGGCCACGATCCAGCCCTCGGCGATCCAGCGCGGATAGTCCACGCGGTCGCGCTTGGCGCGTTCGCGCAGGTCGCGGTCGGATTTGACCGGCAGCCAGAAGCGCCACCACATGTCGATGCCGCCGTCGGGCGCGTCGGCCGCAAGGGCCAGCGCCGTGAGGTCGGTCGTGCTCGAAAGATCGAGGGCCGCCCACACGCGGCGGCCGCGCAGGGCTTCGAGCGTCACGTCGCGCGCGGGCGCTTCGTCCCACGCGGCCATGTCGATGCCGCCGGCCTTGCGCTCGTTCCAGATGTTCAGATGGAAGCGCTTGAAATCGGCTTCCTTGACGGGGTTTCCGGCGGCCTGCACCACTTCGGTTTCCAGATAGTCGCGCTTGACCGACACGCCGAAATTCGGGTTCGCCTTCGCCCAGGTGGCGGGATCGCGCCAATCGTCTTCCGCGTCGGCCGCGAAGATGAAGGCGAGGAAGGTGGGGTCTTCGACGTCGCCGCGCAGCACGGCGGCGGCGTATTCGTGGCGGTCCCAGCCGTAGCCGATGCCGGGCTCGCCCGCCGTGGTGATCAGGATTTCGAGCGGCTGGCGGCGCGCGACCGTGCCCTTGTGCACCACGTCGTGCAGCTCGCCGTCGGGCCATTCGTGCAGCTCGTCGGCCACCGCACCCGAAGGGCTGAAGCCGTGTTTGCCGCCGGGGCGCGCCGACAAGGGTTTGAACGACGCCATGAGCTCGGCGACGTAGAGGGCCGTCTTGTAGACCTCGACCGCTTTCGACAAAGCGGGCGAAAGCGAGACCATCGTGCCGGCTTTGTTGAAGACGATCTTCGCCTGGTCTTTGTCGACCGCCATCGAATAGACCTGGCCGGCGGGCTCGCCGTCGGCGACCAGCAGCAGCAGCGCCAGGCCCGCGGCGAACTCGGTCTTGCCGTTCTTGCGCGGCACCTCGAGATAGAGCTGGCGCACCAGGCGCGTGCCGTCGGCGCGCTTCCAGCCGAAGACGCTGCGCACGATCTTTTCCTGCCACGCCGACAGGCGGAACGGGCGGCCCCACCATTCGCCCTCGGTGTGGCGCAGGTAAGTGTGGAAGAAATCGACCGCCGCCTGCGCGGCTTTGACGTCGAACCAGGCGCCGAATTTCTCGCCGCCGCGCGGCATTTCGCACGCGCCCGCCTCCGTCGGCGAAACATGCGGCGGCGGCGGAACGGCGAGCGCGGCGGTCATGGGATCAGTGCAGGCCGCCGGGGCGGTTCAACAGGCCGATCGGGCTGGCTTCGCCCGCCGGCGCCGCCGGGGGCGGCTGGTCCGGGTTGGATGGATTGGCCTGGTCGCCGCCGAACAGGCCGCCGGCGGGAAGCTGCGGCGTCTGCATCGCGGCGCGGTGCAGGATCTGCTGGCGCGCGGCCGGCGACAGGCCGAAACGGTCTTCCAGAGCCTCGAGCCGCTTTTCGATGCGCTCGCGAATCAGGAATTTCGGGTTGGCGCGATAGAGGCCGTCCGGGTTGTGGTCGGATTTCGAAAAATACGTCATGCCCTCTTTGCGAAGAGCGCGCGTCATCTCCCACCACTTGGCCAGATGCTCGCAATAGCGCTCGAAGGCCGGGCGGTCGCTTTCGCGCAGGAAATTCAGGCGGCCCAGCTCGGGCGCGAGTTGCGACCAGATCTTGCGCGCGTCGAGCG